AAGGTTGAATATGGTCTTAAATGATCATTATGAATTAAAAATTATGTTTGAGGATGGTAAAGTTCCCACTTATCAATTTTATGAAGAGTGGTTTCTTAGAAATTATCATCCGCATTTAATTAAAGAATCTTCTGTTGAAACAGAAATGTCCCGGGATGACTTGAAACTCGCCCCGCAATCATTTGATTGTGATGATGTGACTCTGGATGACCATTTATTGAATGCCGAGATTCGTTCAATGGATAGGCTTTGTCACTTCATTAATAACAGCACTCTCATGTGTATGCCCTTTTTAGGGCTTAGTTCAAATCTTAAAGCGCTATCAGGTTTAATGCGACTTGATGGCTTGGATAATTGCATTGCTAATACAAAAATAAATAAATTTACAAGTGTTATGGGAGATTCTCAGGCTGAGACTGTAGAGTTTCACGATGGTGATGCTCAAATTGTTAATACAATAGAGCATTATCCAGATGAAACTTTTAATCTTGGGCATACTGAGATGTGTAATTTGGGAGATTTTTTGGAAAGACCAGTGGTCATTTATGAATTTACGTGGCAATCTAGTGTTGATTACTCTGACACTTTTAACCCTTGGTTATTATTTTTACAAAATAAGAGGGTGAGTAATCGAATGAACAATTTTTATTTGCTACATAGCAAATTGAACGTTAAATTCTTGATCAATGGAAATCCATTCTTTTATGGTCGTTTAATGGCAGATTATCATCCACTTTATGCTGTGGATAATGTAACTGCTTGGGATCCGACCGTATCTGCGAATATTATTGCTGCATCACAGAGGATGCATATTTTATTAAATCCAACGTGTTCGAAAGGTGGCGAAATGATTTTACCCTTTTTATTGAATAAAAACTCCGGCAATATTCCAAATGCTGATGTTGGTTCAATGGGTGTTATTCATATACGCCAAATGCAACCATTGTTATCTTCAAGTGCTGCAACAGCAGTTTTAAATGTTTCAGTGTTGGCATGGATGGATGATGTGAAAATGTCTGTTCCTACCATTGCTCCTACTTCAACATTGACTGCTCAAGGTGATGATGAGTATGAAAATAAAGTCGTTTCTCAAACAGCATCTAATGTTAAGAATATAGCTTCGCGTTTAACCGATATACCATTTATAGCACCATATGCTATGGCAACTAAAATGATTGCCACTATGGTTGAAGGGGTTGCTAAATTATTCGGTTATAGTAAACCGCTTAACATTGAGCCAATGACTTTAGTTAAACCACAATATGTTGGTACGTTGGCATGCACAAATGATGTAGATTCTTGTGCAAAATTAACTTTTGATACTAAAAATGAGTTAAGTATTGATTCTAAGACAGTTGGCCTTTCAGGCAAAGATGAATTGGCATTGAAAAATATAGCCATGATTCAATCATATTTAACTCAATTTGCTTGGACTCAAGAAAGAGTTCCAAATGATGTGTTGTTTTCGAGTAGAGTAAGACCTACTTTACATCCGCACAGCACTTATTTTTATCTGCCAGCATGTGCTTTTGCGGCTTTACCTTTTAGGTATTGGCGCGGTTCTATGCAATTTAGATTTGAAATAGTGTGTTCGGATTATCATAGAGGTAGACTCAAAATTGTGTATGATCCTTATTTTTGTTCTGCAACCCCGGAATCCAATGTTCAAATTACTAAAATAGTTGATATTGCTGATACTAAAGAAGTTGTTATGAATATAGGATGGTCGCAGCCAGTTCCTTTTCTGCAAACGTTAGCCCTAGTTACTTCCAATTCTGGATTTAGTACTAGTACTGCATATACAACTGCAGAAGATGATTATTCAAATGGTGTTTTAACCATTTATGTTTTGAATGAACTCACAGTGCCAGGAATTGTTGATGCTCCAATAAGTGTTAATGTTTATGTGAATATGTGTGATGATGCTGAATTTGCTTGTCCTGAGGAAAGCAATTTTTCACTATTACATTATCCAGAAAGTGAGCCTTATAGTGCACAAGGTGATGAAATGAATGATGGAGATGACCAATGTGCAGATCCAAC